GACTATATTAACGTTTATCATAATAAATGAACATTTTTGTTGAGCCTATATTGTAATTGGGAAGGTTACGAAGAAAAGTAAGACTTAACTTTCGGTTAGAACCAAACGTCAGATAAAGCATTTTTTAACTGAGCTTTATTTACGAAGAGAAAACTAATCCGCTTCGTAGGTAAAGGACAACATCCCATGCAAATAGCATAAATTCTTGATCTCACGAACTCAAATCTGTCGTCACGTTCTACAACTTTACAGAACTTCCTACAGAACCAGGCGTTTAACGCGATCAACATTTGTCGCGTTCTAATCCAGAATTTAGCAACTCTAATTACGATGAATAATCGAACTTCAAGGATCATTAAACTAACAGTAACTTTCATTATATCAATATATCTCTGTCCCTCAGAAACATTATCATGATAAATACTAGTACTGCTATTTACACTTGAAACTTCGTCACCCCCTCGTAATGGGATGCTTGTCAGTTGTTTAAAACTGAGACCTTTATAAATCACCCCTGCTATTATTTTTTTGAACGCATCTCGTTCAAAAGTAATATTAGTAGAAACCTTCTTAAGGTATTTGGGAAATTTTGCATATAGATCACAGCCATGCAACATCTTAACATAGAGTAGATAGGTTCGATACGCACTAACGTCGCGCGAACACATAAGTGGCATGCTACTGCTAGCCCTGTAACAGTTGAACGCACCAAACCTCCTAATCTTTTGGAACAACAATGGATCGAAACCATCATAACTGTATGACTTTTGTAATTTGACTACCAATCTCTTGAAATCTTCTAAAAACTCCTTAGATCGATAATCATTTACCAAATCAAAATGTAACTTTTGATGCCTATACCAACCTCTATAATCCGCATTCGGATTACGGTTCTTTTTGTAAAGATCATCATAACAATTAAATGCCGTGCTCCACTTCTTGGTGACCTCATTATTTACTTTAGCATACGTCGTAAGACCCAACTTATCCATATAAGTGCAGTCATACAACCAATGCATAATGTGGTTCCTAGTGTGAGCGTTACCCAAATTTTCGACTAATGCACAAAGAAGCATCTCTCTGTGTTGATCTAGAGTTTTTACAACTCTACTAGGGTTTACTAATCTACATAGTACCTCCCAGGTCGGTCTAATCATCTTACCGTCTTCTTTAAAATAGTAAGATAAGAATTTAGGCGATTCAGCGAATCTGTAAGACCAACGATGTGTATTAGTACCAATTAAACCTGCAGCAGGTTCAACGTATAATAAGTCGTTATTCTTCCAAAATCGTTCATCGTAAGTACCTCGCCGTTTTTGCTCAGCAACATACTCAGCTAATGTAGCTCTAGATCCGTCCAATATTCGTTTAGGCACTTTGGGCGACGCCATTTTAACTTCCATTTGCAAAAACACTTTTGAGTTTTTCTCAGATACAACTACACCAAACGTTTCCAACATGTAACGTATGGCAAATTTAAGGATAGATACACCCACGCGAAATCTATCCTTATCACTCATATTTATTTTAAAAGCTAAAAAAGCATCGTCACCATAACAAACGAAGTCATGTTCAAATTCAATTTTATTTTCTTTTTTGTAAGTTAAAATCATAGTGTTCACAAAATGAATATTTAATATAGTATTAATTATTGACACCCAACCTGAACCACTAGGGTTTCCAGTCTCTTTACGCAATACTACACCATTTCCTAAAACAATATGACTAAAAATAAAATTATGCTCGAGATATTCAAGTAATTTCAATTCATTGCTATTTAACACAAATAAAGCCTTCACTACAGCGAAGCCCATTCTCAAAAAAGAACGTTTTTCACTAGAGTCATAAGAACTATAATCCATATCAATGAACAAATTATACTTGTACATTCTACTATATAAATCATTTGAACTTGACGAAAATTTGTTAAAACCTAAAAAAAATTTACTCCTTTCGCTAAACCCTGCTTTCAATAATACTTTAGTGAACTTACCACTAAGTATTGCCTCGTGCATATCAGACATCCACACAGCACGTCCAACAGCATTTCCTTCTGAAAGTTTCTCAAAAATTTCAGATAGATCAGCTAGTTTTGATCTCCCAGCTACACCGTATAATACAGGAGCAATATCTTTATTGACACCTATATCATTTAAAATACGCTTACATACTTTAAAAGCAGTATCGTGCGCTTCAAATTTCGTACGATACCCCATAGCAATATAACTAGGACCAGGATTGGAGTTAAAATTTATAGGAACATTGTACATAACATCAGTTAATGACGCCACTCTAAGACTATGTTTTTCTAAACACATCATAGAGATTATAGCGTCTACATCCTTCGGATTATAAGTATACAACTTAGTTTCCTTCTTGTATTTTAACATATAGTTATATGAGTCAATCGGTCCTCCACCAAATCTACGTTGTCTTAAATAGGTCTTCAAGCCGTCGATCTCTCCACCACCTATAGATAATATATTACTAATACCAAATATATTTCTACGGATGATAGATGACCTAGCCATCTTTGCCCCCGCCATTGGTACAAACCCAATTAGCTTAAAACATGACATGTCTAACATGTCCGACATACTAGCAGAATGTTCAAATTGACGCAATGCACTAGAACTCTTTCCATCGAAGTCTTGCTTCCCCCCACCATACATGCGCAAAATATCAATTCTATTTTTGCGCTCCATCCTCACTTCTTGTGTCATCTCCTTCGCCGCTGACATCAAAATCTTCTCCTCCAAGCTCGATAGCTGTCGGTTCAGCATCGTCGGTCCTGTCAACACCTCCTTCATCCAAAGAAATTGAGTGTGTTTTAATTTCAGAAACCCCTCGGGCGAGTTGATTCGTCTTGTCCAACGTCGATTCAACAACGGCTGAGTCGAAGACACTACTCACTTGTTTTTCGTGCTTCTTAGCTTTCAAAATGTCCAAATACATATCGAAAGACATATCAAAACCTCCTTCAGTTTTCTTCTTCTGAAAACTAATTAAGGCTCTGCTCTTCTCCTCATCCGTTAACTTACCAGACAAAAGATCGTTATACTGATCTAAAGCTTGCGTGAAGGGTTTCACCTCTTCCTCACGTTTTTTCTTTTTATCATTATACTTCTTAAGCTCTTCTCTTAGCTTGGCAAGTAGTACATCGTACTCTCCAACGTAACATTTTACGTTAGCCCGGATTTTCTTAAGTTTATTAAGTGCATCCTTCGTGCTATCAGACATCTTGGACTTCTTAGTCACAAGTTCTTGATATTTCATTCTAAGAGCGGTAGTAAGATTAATACTCTTATCCAACGTCCGTAGAATCGATAGCATATCAGTGGGTGCAGGTAATGCATCACCGAATATATCTACGAAACACGAATTGAAATTTTCTAAAAATTTCGCCATTGAAATAAAGCTTGCAGCTAAAACAATGGTCTTTCGTGCTCTGTCTGTATTTAGACTATTGACGTCGATTTGAAAGATGAACTTTTCCACACCTTCTAATTCGGTATGTTTGTTAAAGTATTCCTCCAAAGGATCAACACCTTTTTCAGAATCTCTAGCAATCTTGTACGAGTTGATTTCTTTAACCAACGTACTCAAAAAAGCCCTATCTCCCCCAGACCTGAGATATGTAAAGTCCTTGACTTTATTGGACCAGTGGAGAGACACAACGTCTTTTATACTCACGGTCATTTCCTCAGGTGTTAGAGTACTGTCTCTGACACTGTTAGTAGGAATGGGTTTGGCAGCTACACTAGCTACTTTAGCATATGTAGGCGCTTTGACCTCGTTCCTTCCCTTATTTTCTTGATTTTTATTTTTGCGTAGGGCAGGCTGGTTCTTACCTTTTTCACCTCCACCTCGCAAAAAATCCAGTTGGGTTTTGAACCCATCATCGTTAAAATACTTAAA